GATCGTCGGGATGCTTCCAATCGAGGCCGCCAACCTTCACCGCTTTGAACGTCATCGGCATCAGCGCCGGCACGTCGCCCCACAGATAGAACGATCCATAATTCCAGCGAACTCGCCCGACCCATGGCTGGGCGCCTTTGACGTTCTCGACGATCAATGGGATATGTCGGCCAGCCGCCTCGCAGGCTTCGCGCTGGATGCGGAAGCAGGCATTGAACAGGCGATTGAGATTTTCGAGCGCCGCGCCGGTCTCATCCGCGCGAATGGCGGCAGCCTTCGCCTTGGCCTTGGTCCACGGCATCGCCATGTAGCTGTATTCCTGACACGGCGGCGAAGCCACGATCAGATCGGCGGTCTTGAATTGCGAGCCGTGCAGCGTGAGGACGTCCTGCACGACAAGCTGCGCCGGGTAGCGGTGCTCGCCGTATTGATGCTGCTCGATGTCGAAGCCGATCACGTCATAACCCTCTGCCAATAGCCCTTCCGTCCATCCGCCAAGTCCGCAGAATAGATCAATTGCCAGCGGTCGCCTCATACAGAAATAGTCCTGAAGCTTGATTGGGCGGCCGCCAGTGCGTCGCCGTACCGGGTATTGGCTTCCCAAGGGTCCGTCCCCAGAAAACGCACCACGGAGGCTGGCCAGCCATCTGTGCGCCCTTTGGCGTAGATGTGCCAGTTATCCACCCCAATGGCCGTATTGGTGGGCCGGCATACCAGCCTCATGTCAATTGTGCCAACCGTGTCAGAACGGACGATTTTCATGGCTTTGCCCATATCCGACCGAGCAACTCGGTTTGCTTTTGCATTTCGTTCCGGATGTCGTCCAAGGCGCCGATGACGAAATAAAACCCGCCGCTGATTATGACAGCAAGGACGACAAAGCCAGGAACCATGATTGTGGTCATTTCTTCAGCCCATCCACCACCCGCCCAGCCGCCTCACCGATCGGCCGGAACGTCGAAACCTCAGCGTCCAAGTCCCGCTTGTCGGTTATGCCCTCCTGGGCCATCAGCTTGCGAAACTCGTATTCGGTGATGCGGCCAGCGTTGAAGCCGTTCCGGATCCTGCAGAGGCGATCAAGGCGGAGCTGATATGATTCGTTGAGGTTAGACATGTTCGTCCTCCACTGAAGCGAAAAAATCAGCATCATCGCGCTTTGCCTCATATTCGGCATCTGGATCGCGCCAGTTCTGGCGGCACTCGCCCGTACATTGATCTGGCTGCCAACCACCGCGGCATTGCCATGGTGCTACGCCGCAAAACTCGCAGCGATCATCATCCGGGTTGTGGGTTTTCCAATCATCGTATGACATCAGTCGCACCATCCTGGCCGTTCAAGTTTTTCGCGGAGGTCCGGTGCACATTTCTCGCAGGCGCGGCTGGCAAAGGCTACTCGGTGAGTAGCGACTTCATCCGCGCCGCATACCGGACAGTGCCGAGCCAAAGCTTTGATGGCCGCGAAACCCGGATAAATAATAGGCATCGGCATGAGGCTAATACCGCGATCGCACCATCCGCTGATTTGTCCATGCGGCAATCCATGATCATCACCGATCCGCGCCAGGCCCTGGATTTTGAAACCATCGCGTTCAGCACTGAATGCCTGTTCAACAGGTTCATGACTGTAAGTTTGCCGGAATGTCCATCCGTCAGCCTCAGCCGCCAAGCGCCAGGCATTGGCCGAAGCAACTTCTCCCGCAAGTCTGGCGGCACCGAGCCGAACCCACATCACATCATCGCGGATTGCGTCTCTCCCATCGCACCATCCTTCAACGTATTCACGGGCACAAAGCATCTTGGTACGACGCTCTGCATCGTCCTTGTAGGACCAGCCACGAAGCTCCCTACCGTCAAGCGAAACCGTTATCTCGCCATCATCATTATCAGTCACCGAGGGCTGCTTCATCACACTTCCTCCTCATCCAGGTCTGGCCGTAGTTGCGTCGTGGTATTCCCGTCAAGCCACAGGATACCGTATTCTCTGGCATCCACCCAAGTGATAAACCCCATCGCCGAGCCGCAGCTCACCGGGTCACAGACTTCCAGTTTTCCAAGTAGTTCGATCATGTAAGCCTCCTTGGCTTCGATCCGCCGAATTACGCTGCTCGCTCTTGAGCCTTGTAGTACCGAGTCCACTTCTTCGCCATTCCCATAGCTTGGGCACGGGTAGCACACACACCAGACTTGATGACTTCGGTCGGAACGGCGTAGCCGATGCGAACGATCTGGAATTGGAAACCCTCTTCGATTTTGTGAGTGCGCCAGCTGATAACCATTTGTCCCGCTCCGTTGTTAGCCTCAATGGCTGATATGGTCAGCATACACGGTTCTGACTGCGTGTCAACTGCGAATGGACAATATTTTTGTCTCGATTGAGTTTATCAGATCCCACAACTGCAAAACCTCGCCGTTGTCTAGGCCGACAATCCCGGATTTCTTCAATGTAAGATCGGTTTCAACGATGTCCCGGATGACCTGACGGTATTCGCGGCGACGTGATTCGTTCATAGCACCTGCCCCCCGTTAAGCTGCTCTTGGAATATCCCGGTTTCCTCATCCACGAGGAACACACAATGCCCGATTCTCCCGGCATAGGGCCGCTCCCGAACCTTGGCGCTGATGACCGTCGTATCCTTGTCGCCAGCATTGTGCTTCACGATCAGTCCGTTATCGCATTTGTTGTACCAGTGCATGCTGCCTTCCACGTCGGAAAGCGTCACATCGCGTCCGTTTGCTGCCTTGGTCGGATGGGCCACCATGATAATTACGCAGCCCGTAGTCCGCGCAAACAATTTGACGCGCATCAGGCAGCGGCCGATGTAGTCCGTCAGGTTTTCATCCTTGGCCCGAGCTCGCTCCAGTTCGTTCCACGGATCAATGAACACCACGTTGACCTTGTCGCGCTGATAGGCTTCCCAGGCGTTGCCCAAGATCCATTCGATTGTCCGAGGTTCGTCGCTATAGTGCTCGTAATTGGACGATTGGACGAAACAGCGCTTGGCCGCAAACGTCTGGAATTGCCGATCATGCTTGTTGAACATCTTTTCAATTTTTTGCAGCAAATTTATTTCGTTCTCTGGCACATACATCCACGATCGCCAGCCATGCTTCCAGCAAAGATTGATGATCAGATTGAAAATGAACGTGCTCTTGCCACTGCCAGGTGTTCCCGTGCAGACGATAAACTGCCCCGGATAAATCTTCAGGATTTTGTCCAGTTCTTCCCAGCCGGTCGAAATGCAGGATTCGCTCAGCGGCGAGCCTTGAGGAAGATCGGCAAGCGCAAAATAACCAGGAATGCCGTGGCGGGGAAAAGGAACGGTATTCATACGAGATGATTCCTAATGTTGAATGCTGAGGTGCTGGCAATGGACGGCTGCAACAATCCATCGAACCGCCGCTGAGAGAGAAACCGGCAAGCATGGACAGTTTCGATGCTCGGCTTTGAAGCCAAAAACTTTTTGTAGGGATCAATTGCCAAGAAAGCATTTAGCCGATCGGCTTCGGGAAGCTTGCTCCAAGACTTCGCCGCTTCCTGTTTGGACATCGTTGGAGTCCGAGGATACGCATCCCAGAACTTCTCAAAATCTTCCGAGTAAGCGTTTTTGGTACGTGTCGCTTTAGCGACCGTACAAGATTCTTCTTTCTTCTCTTCTCTAGTCTTCTCTTTTAGGCTTACACCATCTTTAAGCGATGCTTCAATCAAACTGTTTATATTCAATACGTTATCAGCCGAGGAATGATGCTTAGAAGATTTCTGACCACCCTTTGAAGCGTTGAGACGATTGTCATAAACTTTTTCGAGTTCTTTTTTTGCCCGAGAATTGCTGAGACGCCCCTCTGAGAGGGTCAGCTTGCCGGTATCTAATAACTCTCGCAATGACGCTCGGAACGCTCGAATTGACTGCCGACAGCGCCCAGCTATCCCATGCTCATTGAGCATGATGGAACCTTCATTCAGGTAGATCAGCTGGCATATGACGTGATAGGCGCGATAGGCCGAATCACTCAGGCTTTCGGTTCCGTCCATCCAAGATGGAATGTCGTGCTTGTACCAGTTGACCATCACGCTGCCTCTCTTGGAAAAGAGGCTGCTTCCGCTGCTTTCTTTTTAAGTTCTTTGAGTTCGCTGGCGGCAATTGCAATCTGATGGTCAGTAATTTGACCGCAAACTGCCCCTTCTAGGTCAAGGCGTGGCTTTTTCTCAATGATGGCTTCAAGATAACTCCACTTGGAGGTATACCAACGCAAAAATTGGCCCAGATGATAGCCGTCAATCTCTGGATGAATGCCAAAGAGATCCTGAAAAATTCCAATCTTTAAGGGGTTTTTGGGCTGACCTGATAACGCGAATGTATCAGGATAAAGCACTGAAAATATGCGCTGATAACGCCGATTTCGCTTCTTGACTGAAGCACGCATTTTTATCAATCCCCGATAGAGGATTGATGCAGGAAACCTAGTGGGCCTTATGGGGTTGACGCCAAAAACAAGAAACCATAAAAAGGCGTAACTTAAAGGTCCGAGTTGGCCCTACACCAATCGGATTAGCGACCCGCAGATTCAGCCCCTGCGGGTCGTTGCTTTTAAATCCCCATTTCACACCAAAGTCAAGAAACCTACCTCTAGTGTGTCTCGCAGATGCGAGCGTTTAGAGTTTGTGTCTCATAGATTCGCAAATAGAGGGCCAGGCGAATCGGTCTTGCCGAGCTGCTTTACCATGTGCCTGGAGCCCTCGTCCTTGCCCATAAACGCGGCCTCAATGCGTGCGCGGGCTAGGGTGGCATATTCCGTGTTCAGCTCGATAATCGTCGCTGTACGGTCAAAAGAGGCCGCTACAAGGGCTGTTGTGCCAGCGCCGCCGAATGGGTCCAGCACTGAGCCGCCAACCGGACAGCCTGCCTTGATGCACCGTTCCGGAATCTCGGGCGGGAACGTCGCAAAATGCGCCTCGGAAAAGGCCGCTGTTCCTATTGTCCAAACATTGCGGGCGTTGCGGGT